GGGGTGTCAGCGGCGTGGATGATGATTTTATTGATCTGTCTCATCACCCACCTCCGGCAACAGGCTTTCAAACTGCTCTTTGCTCTCAAACCGATAACACACCGGCATAATCCCGCCCGCGTAAACCCTCGTGGGCGTCTCAGGGGTTGGGATGCGGTATTGTTCCCATTCAGGTACGGGTTCTAAGGCATTAACGTGCCATCCTGATTGGTAGACAGGCGCCCGAAGCTCGTTACCCTCGTCGTCGTAAGTGCCGGGGGTTTTGGCGATTAGGCCGATTTCGTCGTAGTTCATGCTGTTAAAGCCTCCAGTTCTGCTTGGGATAGGGCGCGGGGCTCGTATGTCGCCCTGCCTGTTACCCCAACGTATTGACTTGAGCCGGGGCCGACTGACAGGTGCGCGGTGATTGCAACTACGTCGCCGGTCACGTCTGTTTTTCTTGATTGCGCCATCCCGTTAACAGCTGTCTGAAATCCCAATTGGTCATAAGATAGTGCAATTTTTACCTTTTGTCCGGGCGTAAAAACGTTGTTTTCATTCACAGCAGAACCGTTGGCATCTCGAAATGAAACCGCTCGCAAGTTGCCGCTGAAGCCATCAATACGTATTAGTGTTCGGTTGTTGAGTGTTCCATCAGAAACGCCAAAAACAACCTGATTAATATTTGTAGACTCACTTGGAACACCTTCCCAGTACAGCGTACCTTCTTTAGGATTAAACTCCGACCCCAACGTCCGGCTTGCTTGGTCACTGGCCCGCGTTACCTCTGAATTTTCGGTTTTTATGTAGCTTGAGGGGGCGGAGCCTTGCTCAAGTTGTGCGCCCCAGATGTAAATTCCAGATGTTCCGTCGCCGGTATAGTTTGTCGATCCGCCGTTAGACAATCTCAACTGAAACGTTGATGTAGTGTCTGCCGTGGAAGTTCTGGTGGTGGAAATGCGGAAAAACCCGCCGCCAAAGTTTTCAATTTTAGCGCCTCCAGACGTGTTGCTAACAACCGTTCCTGACGAAAGATTAAATAGGTCAACCGTATCACTCCCAAACCCGGCAGCGCCAAAAATCAGGCCAAGCTCGTCACGCTCAGCGGCCCTCACAAACAAGCTCAGCGTGTACTGCGCGCCCGAAACGACAGGCCTCGCAAAACTTAAAGCGTGAAGTCCATTGGACGTGTCCTCAACCAATTTATCCGCTGTTACGTTGCCATCGGGTGAAGCCGCAGAGTTTCCGGAAACCGTTGCTCCCACCTTATTCCAAACCGCATTCGTAAAATCCTCACTCCACAACAGCAAATTCGTCCGCTGCTCCTCAATCAGCAGGCCCAAATTCTCAATCAGTGTCCAGCTTGAACCACTGCCAGTGCCGTTGATCGTTTTAACGGTCACTTGCACAGAGCCTGGATTGCTAAACTCAACCACGGCGGTCAGGTAGCGGTTGATGTTGCTGGAATCGGTGACGCTAATGTCCTTACCAACGGCGAACGTATCAGAGCCAGGTAAGTCGATTAGCACCGAGTCGCCCTTGGTAAGCGCGTCGAAGTCAATCGTTGTCACGCTGGTGGTTAGTGTGGACGGGTCGTGCGTCAGCCGTGGCTCATCAACGGCGGAAGTCGCCAAAACGCCGAGGCGGTTCCAGTAGGTGGCCGTACTGCCTCGGGTGAAGGTTAGAAGATCTTGGAATGTGGCCATGGCTTATACCTTTAAGACCTTGAATATGTTGTTTAGAAATGAATTTGACGAGGCATTTGTTGCATCGTACTGCTGAGTACGGCTACTAATCGTATCTCCAAATATTCCAAGTGTCGTAAACGTAAAAACAAAAGGTGATGAGCTTGTCAGGATGAGTTTCGACATAACTGAGTATTCTATTGCCCCATAATCCCCTCCAATGTATATCATAGACCAGCAGTCTCCATGCTGGACTACATACCATCCGTCGCTACTATCTGATAGCTCCGAGTAGCTAACCAAAGTCTGACCTGACGGGTTGTCGAAAACCACCTCCGCATCTATCTCGCCCCTTGCGTATAGGCCGCCATCTATATTTCCAACTCCCCTAACAGCCCCCTCTTTAATCTGCGTCCCGCTCAGGGCGGAAACCTCAGCCTGCAAAGAGCGCACATACGCCAAAAGCTGGTTAATCTGAGTCTGATAATCGCCCGTGGTAATCTGCGGATCGCCCAGGCTCCCCGCATTTGGTAAAGTTCCGCTCGGCATTTAAAACCCCTGTACGATTGCGTCTATGGTTCCGGCAACGGCAGTACCGCCTGAGTCGTAACACTGAATAAGCGGCCCGTTTACCTCGTCTTTATCCAGATACTTAACGGTTGATGCTGTTCCGCCATCGGCTTGCAGCGTTAAACTTACGTTCAGTATATCACGGAATGATTTTGTCAAGCTAAGCCGTGTGCCGCCCGAAGCTATGACTACATCATTGAATCGCTCAACCACATCATCAACGTCCAACGAAACAACAATGTCAGAAACCTTGGGTGCTGTGTTTAATTGTTGAGAAGGAATGACAAACCGGAATTGATATTGCCCTTCAATAGCTTCAACAGAGCCTGGGAAAGCCAGCCAGTCGCCTGTGTAGCCGGGCGGCTTGTAGTCTAGCCGCTCGTTGAACGCGCCGTTTAGCTGCACATCCACTGTTAGGTTTGAGCCTTCATCGGCAGCAATAACCGTGTAATCGAACAGATATTCCAGCCGGGAATATTCTGCCGAATAAAACAGAATGGCAGGGTCAGGAGAATAGAACGGCGCGCCTGAGTCCGCATAAAAGTCTCCGATCTCGGCAACCTCTAGCTCATCTTGCGCGTTTACAAATCCGCTATAAGCTATGCCTTCCTGTTCATAAACTTCACCAGCGAAGTCCAGATTAAGAGTTGCGCCAGAGTTGATGATATTGGTTAGCTCGCCATCCCATGCCGGGGCCTCCGATTGCGTGGCAATAACGTTCTCAACAATCGCATCCCCTAATGATTGCACCAATATTGCCGGAGCCGCTGATTCGTTTCCGGTGGTATCAACCGCCTTGACCAGAAACGTCTTTTGTCCGCTGTACTGGCTAATATCGAATACCGTTTCTGTCACTATGTTTTTGTGCATCGGCGTAGCGTCCGCCCATAGTTGGCGGTTGCCGTTTTGGAATCGCACCAAGAAGCCCGCCAGGTCAACCGGCGCGTTGGTATACTCCCATCTGAGCTTGCCTTTCTCCACAACCAGAGTTGTAACGTTTGGCGGCGGCTCGGATTTTCCTACAACGGTGTAGCTGAAATATGCCCAGACAGACTTTATGCCGATGCCATTGATTGACCGCACTCTAAAGAAATGCTGTCCATCCTGAACGTCTGGCAGGGTTAGGTCATTGTCTTGCCAGTAGGTTGCGGCATCTCGATACGTGGATTCGCCGGGGCCATAATACTGAACATCATAAGCAATGGCAGACGGCACGTCAGGCCATGACGCGGTGAGCCGAACCTTTACCGCATTGCGTACCAGCGTTCGGTAAAGCTCCTCAGAGAACGTCATGCTAGCCGGAGCCGTGGCGGTTACTCCGCCGGGGATGCTTAGCGCGGGCGGGGGATCAAGTGCCAGCGCATCGCCCTCTTCCCACTCGTAGATTTCCGGTGCATCCTCCCGCAAGTCCAGGGCCACGCCTGATTCAAACGATATTTCAACGGCCTCAACGCGAAAAATCTTAGGGCTCCATCCGAGTCGATCAATGGTTAGCTCGATGCGGTCGCCGGGGGCCAACCGGAGCGCTCTGAACTTAAACACGGCCTTACAGCTAATCCCAAACCGGTTGCGCTCTATGTCGATCTTTGCCAGACGGCGAGCCATGGTGCCGGAGTTAGTCCACGCAAAGTCGTAGGATTTTTCCAGCTCTTCCAGGTCGTCGCTGACATACTGACTTATATAAAGCTCACGAAATCCTACCGCTTCGTAATCTTGGGCGGCATCAATGTACGTGCCTTTGGCTGTATTATGGCGGTTATTTTTTGACGGCCCGGCCTGAAACGATAGACCGCCAACCAAATCGGATTCATTCAGCGACATAACCGGCGCACTGTATGCACCCGGCGTCACTTTCCACTTGCCAGACGAGATATCAAAGTACGGAAACGCAGATCCCGCCGCAGCGATAGATTGCAGGATTTCAAGCGGCACGGCTTGCAGCTTAAATGTGCCGTTTACTGTGTAGCGCTTTTCGGTTGTACCGGAGCCAGACGCCACAAGTTCATCGGCGATATTTGCCGCGTCGATGAAATCTTGCATCTCAATATTGGTGAGCGGCTCGCCAAACATTCGATCCCAGAGAAGGATATCCAGCAAGGCCAATCCGTGGTTATCGGTGTAGCCTGTCGTACCAGTGCGGGGGTCGTAAATATCGTCCTTGCCCTCAACGTCAAATGTAAACTTCGGCAGCCCACCGTCACCAAAAGTCTCTTTGTCAAATGCAAGGGTTATCCAGACATAAGATTGATAGGTCAACCTATGGCTAGAAGTCCAATTAGGGGGAGAGTCATTGTAATCATAACTATTATCACTGTAGTCGCTATTATTTACCGGTATAAAGGCACTGAAGCGCTTACCATGCACTGCCCAGCAAAAGTGGTTGTTTCCAGTAACATCATTAACAACCTGTGTCATAGCCCCATCCGAGCCATCGCCAGTGGCTATCAACGTGCCGTCTGCATAAACTGCGCTGATCTTGTTAACAGAATGCCCTGCAACTACGTAGCACATCCATAGAATGACGTTGTCCTTGCCATCATCCTCAACATAAACAAGCTGCCCGCCTGTCCTGACCTTTCCGTAAATAACTTGACGAGGCTCGGTTGCGCTTCTTACGGTGCGCTCTCGATCTTGGAATGTTTGCTCTGGTATCAGTCCGGCGACAAAGCCACGGAGTGCGTCTTTTGTATACGAGAACAGCCCGCCAGTTACAAAGTCAAGGCTGGCATTAAATGCATCCTCAAGCGCGCCAAGCGGATCACTGAAGAAGCCTCCAATACTGTTTCCGAGATCTTTGACCGTATCCGTTATGCTATCGCCTAAATCGCTCCAAAAGCTCATTCAAAGAACTCCCCGTTCGGCCAAATAATCTTCTTGTCAGCAATTTGACCGACAAACTCAAAGCCTTTATCGCCAGGATATCGGGCCTGCTGATCTGCATTCATATTTCGCTCTACTCTGGGACGGCTCCAGTCTGCTAGACGGTCTCTGGCAATTATCGTGATAAAGCTAGTCTTGCCGTATTTGTATTTTACCTCGTCGGTCTTGCCGATAAAGTAGTTCATCGTCTCGTCATTTATTACCTGCCCTTGCTCGTCGAGCATAGCAACCTTGATTCGCACATCTCGGTTGATGTAGTTGCTTGAGCCAACGGCTGCTAAGGATGCGTCCGATATTCCTGCTAAAGTGATCTCAACTTGGTTGGGCTCAAGATCGCTATTTTCCTTGGCGCTGGTTATGCTGCCGAAGTTGCCGCCGCCGAAATAATCCACGCCCTGAACGTTGATGTTAACGTAGGCACTGGAAAAACGAAGCGGCGTATCGAAGTCGATCTCCACCAGGAACAGGGGTCGGAAAACGCGAGACTCCAGCGCATCAATAATGCTCTGCGGTATATCCCTCATATATCCAATGCCTCCACAACCTCAAACGTCACGCCATAGATAACCGGAGCCGATACCGACCAGCTTGCTTGATCGTCGTTGGTGAGCATGACTCTAACGCGAGGATTGATTACGCGCACAGTCTGGCCATAGCTTACGCCAGCGCGCAAGGGCGGAGAAAACTTAATCGTGCTGCCATCATAGTCCTCGGTGCAGATTTTCAGCTCTCCATTTACCTCGAAATAATCACCGGCATATAGGGCGGGCTCGCCTGCGCCGCCAAAGCCAGACGCCTGAATCTCTGTAACGCCTGCCGGTGCGTTATATGCGTCCCAATCGTTTTGGCTGTAAACCTCGCCTGCGAAGTCCAAAACCAATGATGCCCCGCCACCTACAATGCCATTCTGTGTAGCTGAGCCCTCTAACACAGCATCCGCTGGCGTAATCCAGAACCGCCCAGCTCGGCCACGATTAGCCGCCAGAAAGCCCCTGAGCCTTCGGGCATCAATTCCTTGCCGGTTCGTGTAGGTGAGCGTACCTGACCATTTTGCACCTGGAAGTTCGGCAGTCTGGATTGCTCCGTTCAGATCGCTGGTAAATGTCTGTGTGTTAAACGTCAGCGTCCAGCTTTCCGCGTCTGGCTTAGGTATGTTTGGAAAATCCAGTACGGCCATTTATGATCTCCGTCCTACAGCCCTAGACATAGCGCCGCCCTCTTGAGTTGCCTGAAGCACCGACTGGCGCGCCTGCTGCCTGATCATCGGCATAGCTTTCAATATCTCTTGCCGTGTTCTTGCGGTTACGTCGCCAGACACGTTCATGACGATGGTTTGATTAACGTTGCTACTGTTGGTCGTGCTGCCACCCATCTTATGGTCAATCACCGTCTCGTCAGGGTGCAGGATAGCGGGGAATCCGCCTTTGCCATCGATACCACCTGTGCGTGAGCCTGAGCCTGTGTAGCCGCCGCCTAGGTAGGAGCCTTCAAAGGTTCCCGCCAAGCCGGTTAGCGTCTGCCCAGCGATAACGCCGATATTGGCCGCACCCAAAGCTTCAATCGCCGCAGCATAAGGCGCGCCAGCAACAGGGCCTAGACCAATAGGTGGCGGTGCCAAGGCTGCAACCGCTGCCATCTGTGTATTGATAATTGATGTTGCAAGCGCAAAACCTTGTTGCGCAAGAAATGCAACCCTATAAGCGTCAGACTGTTCACCAACCATGCTGCCGATAGCGCCTGCGATATTGCCCGCCATCTGAGTTGCAGATGAGAGGATTTGCATGTCAAGTCGCTCTCTGACTTGAGCGTAATCGGCGTAATTCTGGTTTCCGGTTTCGGCAATCTGCTGCATCTTCTGCTGATGCTGCCAGAACGCCTCCTCCCGCAACCGTTCCTTTTCAGCGGCTGAGATGTTGTATTCTTCAATGCGGTCGATCTGGTCTGCGTAGCGGTTGAACTCGGCGCCAGCGGGGTCTAGCTGGGCCAGATCCCTAGACATCATCTTTTCAAGTTCTAGCCTTGATTTCTCTGCCTCTTTGGCGGCTTCCTCGGCTTCAATTCTGTCATAAAGCTGATTGGTCAATATTTTGGCCTGCCGAATAGCCTCGGCATCAGCTCCGTTTTTGGCAAGTTGCTCGATCTTTGCTAGGGCAATTGCACGCTCGGAATCTCCGTATGTTTGAACCTGAAATTCAAGCGAAGCATTGAGCGCGTCAATTTGTTGCTTTACTTGTTGCCCGGCATCGTAAAGTTCTTCATATGCCGTTGTCTTTCCATCCGCGCCAGTCTTCGATCTTTCAAGAAGCTTGTCGGTTTCTGCCAGCGCCTCCTGTAGGTCTTCCTCAGTTCTGATAGCCCTGATAGCCTGAACCCCAGACTTGTTCAGCGCCTCGGCAAGCTCAAGAACTTGGCGGCTGCTTGAGCCGTACTTGTCGGCTAATTGGGCGACAACGCCAAGCAAGTCCTGATATGCTTCCTGAGACCTGTCGGCGGTTCTTGGCAATGCATCAGCGAGAGCTTGAGCATCTTCCCTTGTAATATTTAGCGTATCGCTAATTTCGCCAAGGCGGTCTGAATATATAGTGTCAGGCAACAGCGGATTATCGCCAGCCACTGACTCGAAAGTGTCAATAACGGCGTTTGCTGCGGTAATCGCGCTGCTTCTTGCTTTCTGAGCATCAACAATCAACTCGATTCTGGCTGCGTCTTTGCTTATTTTTGCAAGCTCTCGCATCTCTTCGGAGAGTAGTCGCGTGCCATCCTTTGCCTCGGTTAGCCTTCCACTTAGCTGGTCAATTGTGTCTGCAAGGGTTTCGCTATTCTCTTCTGCGCTCCATGCCGCAGACGCATAGGAAAGCAGCCCGCCAGCCGCCGCGCCCAAAAGAATGCCAACAGGGCCAAGGGCAAGCGCCAAGTCTGGCAACTGAATTGCAAGAGATTGAATGAAGTTACCTGTTGCGGAGGTCTGCTGTGCAACCTGAGACAATTGCATCGAGGTTTGGCGCAAGCCATTAGAGGCAAGAAAGCTAGACTTGCTCATCTGTTCGGATGCTTGGCTGTACGCCTTAGATGACTTCTGCGCACGGGTAGAGCTTGCGGATAAACCGTCTAGCTCTTTCTTGGCAACTTTGGCTCCCTTTGCCTGAACTTCAATCGCCAGCCTTGCAACGTCAGTAGCCATCACTTACCTCATTTCTGTTGCGGGGTTTCACGTTGCCGCTGATCATGTATCTCTTTACGCAGCGCATAAACAAAGGCTCTATCCATTTCCATCAGTACGCCGAACTCTTCCCGCCGTACCAGTTCGCCCCGTATGTCCGCCCATGCCTGCCACTCAACTGGCGTTAACAGTTGCGGCAATCCCTCGTCAACTCTGCGTGTGGCTGCGGCGTCTGCGTACCACTCCCACAAATACCGCCCCGTCTCTGGTGGCCTGATCCGTGGGGAGTCTACGCCAAAACGCTCGTTACGTTCTCGGCGCGTCTCCCCGTGGCGATCTGGCGTGTCGTACCTTGCCTCATTCTCTAAAGCTCGGCACAGGTCACGGCTCAGGCTTGATAAAAATCCTTTGTGCGCCGGACTTCAAACAACACCTGTTCCTTGAGGGCCGGAAGCGCGCAGATTTCCTTGGCCAGTTCTGCGGAATACTTCGGCTTGTCGCCTTTCCACTCGGCGTCACCCGTGAACTCCACATCAACGATATAAGCCGCTGCCAGAGCATCGTCAAACTTCTGCTGCTCGGCTGCTGACATATCCTTGCCAGCCTCGCGGATTTCATCGTTAACCGCCCGCATGGATCGCTTCACGCGCTCATCATGAGTGCAGGCCAAGACGAGGATCATCCCTGTTTCCTCTCCGGTTGCCGGATGCTGTACGTTGTACCGCTTCTCGATTGGCTTGATGCTGGAAAGATCCATTACGCAGCCTCAACAACGATTTGCTCTTGGTTCAGGCCCAAATTGTAGTTCTCAAGGTCAAAGTCCTCGTTGCCACCGTTCGGGTGAATTGGGCCAGTCACGATGCCACGGTTGTAACGGATAGTGCCGTTGGTGCCGAGCGTGTTGGCCAGCTCATACTTGAACGCATAGTTGTTCATGTTGGTGACGGCTGCGCAGGCTCGCATTTCAATCTGGCCAGGGTCATCACCAATACGGCGGCATTCAATGGTAGGATCGCCAGCGTTTGCAATGCCCTTGCCCTTCTGGGTAACGGTGGCGGCCAGCTCGTCATAGCTGACGGTGTTCTGCTCGGTGCCGGTCTGACCGAAGTCGCCGACGCCCTTGACTTCAAGCCAAGTGAGCGCTTCGTATTGGGTCTGGGTCAGGTCGGAGTTTTGCGGTTCGGCAAGGCCGCCCACGCCAACAGCGATGTACAGCTTCGCGCCTTTCTGAGTTGTTGCTGCGGTCATTAGGAATACCCTCGTGTTCGATTGTTGATCAACGAGGGTAGTATAGCATAAGGGATTGTGAGGTTAGAACTATTCGCTATATTCGATAGTGACGGCGATTGACATGCGATCAGCTTCAGAACGGAGCGTGCCGGTGTACGGGTGCGAGCCTACGCGAACATGTGACCGGAAAGTAAAGACTGGCTCAAGGAAATAGAACTGATTTACAAAGTCCAGTTCAAGCGTTGCGCCTTCATTTCCTATCTCGCTGGAGAATAAAATCTCTTTGCCTTTTGGGAATGCAGCCATGACCTGCTCAGCCACAGCTCTGAGTTTTAGCTCCGACTGCGGGCGGCTAACGCATACGATCTGATAGATTCCTTGTGGGCTAACATGGCCGTCATTGGCTAGGCGGTCGTCTACGCCGCGATTTGGTAGGAAGGTTACTTCTAGCCATTCGCCGGTATCTGGCGGTGTAAATGGCAGGCCAGGCCACGCAATGTCATAACCCAATGACGCAGCAATGAGGATGTCGTTTAGTGCTGTCTGGATGGTGCTGTTGGATGGTGTCATTGATCGCCGCCTATAACTTTGTCACCAGCTTTTAGAATCCCTGGGTACTCGGCTTCATGCTCAACCACAGATACAGGCACTTCAATCGTCAGTGTCGTCATATCTCCAGCTGAACACCCAAGCCGGAAATCCATGATGGCCTCTAGCTCTGTGCCATCGGGCGCATAAATCTTGACGCCACGGCCCATAATGATTGAGCCTTCCTCATCCTTCGGCGGCAAAACAACTCTATAACCTTTCATCTCCTAACCCTCTGCTCAATAGTTCGTGCGGCCTTGTTGACGATTTGTGGCCAGTTTTGGGCTGCTAGGCGGGCGAAGCCGTATTTTTCTTCCATTGCGTTTGCGTATACTGCTGTCCAGCCGAAGAAGACTGGCGGGCCGCCTAATTGAGCCCGGTTAATAACCAATAAAGCCGCCTCTGCATCCCATGAAAAACGCTCCTGACCTTCGGGTGGCTCACTCTCGCCAACAGGTAGTTGTCCAATTGCGGCATCCCCAGTGCTTTGCAAAAAACCTAGATCTTTTGGTAGATTGCCGCCACTGTAATAATCGGTTTGCGCCTCCTCTACAAGATCCTGAATGGACTGGCGATAGACAGCGGTAAGCCGTTGCTCTGATTTGCGAACCCATGCGGTTACTTGCTTGTCGAATGCTGCGGCCATTTAAAAGCCCTCCTTAGAGGGAATTGTACCACCTGAATAAGCTAAACCTCTATGTAGGTCCAAATATTCCTAGACTGTATATTCCAGATGGTCGAATGATGCACGCCATAAATATCAGCAAGCTGCCTGACGGTTTTATTTCCTTTCTGCCGGATAATCTCTCGAACGTCATCCTCGGATAGCTTTGCCTTGCCGCACTTTTCACCCCTACTGTCAGTGCCGTGTTTAAGTCTGTCTCTCTGATTCTCCGTCCTGCTTGCCCATCTTAGATGCCTAGGGTTTACGCAGCCTTCATGCCCTCGGCCACAGGAATGTGCTGCCTCATATTTATCGGCTGTTGGCTCCCCATGAGCAAGCTCACACATTAATCGATAAGCTCCGTAGGATTTACCGTCCCTACCTATAGTTGCGTAACCTCTTTTGTTTCTAGAGTATGGCCAGATTAAACACTCGTCACCGGCATGATCAACTTTGCTCTTCAGCCACCTCATTGGCTCACCATGCGGAGTTCCTCCCGCAAGAGGGTCTCCGTATTTCTTGAATCGGTCTAAGTGTTTCTCACAAAACCCATGACCTTTGTGCTTTGTTTCGCAGCCATCGATAGAGCAAATTCTGGGCATGATACAACCTCGTCAGCGGTCAACGTCTCTGGAAGGATGTGTGGCAAGCCGGGAGACGAATCCAGCCTTTCGGGAGCTAACCTAGCCACACAAAACAGTATACCAGACTACCCGAAGCCTTCAAGGCGCTTCAATTGTCCGCCGAAATCCAGCGTCCAACGTAAACGGCATCTGCACTGAATCGTAAATGAGCCATCAGCGCCCATGCTGGAATCGCCAGGATACATTGCAATATCACCTGTTGGGCTCACAAATGGCTGATCATATGGAATAGCATTTTCACGACTATAGCGCTGTTCCATCTGCAAATGCTCAAGCCGCGTTCGTGCATCCCCACTAGCGTCCCACGACTTCAAGACATCGCGGCTATCTAGTTCGCCTTTTTGCACGGCTTGGCTTATTGCTTCAAATTGACCGGCTCGAAGCGCTGTGATGCTCTCTGTTCTAGCGATCATCTGACCCCGGAATTGCTGAGTTCGCGCTTGCATTGAGGTTATGATTCTATTGACTTGTTCCTTGCTTAGTGGCTTTTCCTCTTGAATAGCCTTCCTGACAACGGAATCAAACCGTTTATCACGCAATTGCCTATTAAAGTATCCGCTATTCAATCCCTCTAGCTCATCTCGCGCATTAGCAACCCACCTTGCCTGAGAGCTGGTCAGCCCAATAAAACCGCCCGTCCGCTTACCCGTCCGCTGATCAATCCGACCAATCAGGTCTAGCGCAGACTGGCGCGGATTAATCCCCCGCGTTACTGCCTCTGTAAGCCGCTCTCGCACCATTTGACGCTGTTCGTCAAAGACCTCTGTTATCAGGCGGCTGGAAAGGTTAGCGAGCCACTGTGTAGCTGTGGGGAGCGCCATGTTGAACCGTACTGGAATGCTGCCAATCTCTAGCGGGATGGCGCCTATCTGAGTCGCGCCAGTCAGCCCACCCTGCCGATAAGCCTGCCTGATAGCCTCTTCAAGCGGCTCAAACGTAGCAGCATCCAACTGCAACAACTCAATAACCCCATCCACATTGCCAACTTCCAGAAGGCGCACAATCTCCTGAATAACGGCTTGATCGCGGACTGACTGGATTGCCTCTCGGAAGGCGCGCAAGACTGCCTGTTCTTGTGCGGTTTGGATGGATAGGAGGTTAATGGCCATCTTCGCCTACACTTAGCTCAATGTCGCCATCTCCTACTAAGGCATAAATGGCAAGCTGGACATCTTTCGGCAAGTCACTGAAATTCTCCGACAGCAATCGGATCAGACTCTTGACCGGCTCAATGTCTTTAACCTCAATCTGCAATTTCACATCTGCCATAACTCCCTCCACTCCAACCAGTATATCAAAAAAGCCCGCGTTGTGCGGGCGGGGTGGTTAGTCTTTTGGCTCCGCACCAGTTCTGCTCACAACGTGCTCTCTAGTTTGCTTCCTTCCAACCCAATAATAGACAAAGTTCGGCGATGGTGGCGAGCATTGTGGGCGAGCGCGTAGTTTGTCTTTGTGCTCTTGGCTTCCCCACTTACTTTGTAATCTTCGCCTCTTGGCTTCTTCTCCGGTTTTGCCCTCGTTCATTTTTCTTAGATTTCGGTCAGTAAGTTCGTCTCTGTACTCTTGACGCCTATCTCCGTAAAAGCCTATCTTTTTCCTTGCCTTTTCGGCCCTCTCTTTACTTGCTTCCCATATCCCTGATTCATAATTTGATTTGGCAATTTCTGCCTTTATCTGCCTAGTATCAGATCCGATAAGACCGCGATAATAAGGCAAGCCGTAAATTTCTTTGTATTCTTCTGGCTCCATTTCATGGATAGTCTTTAGGTGCATTCCTAGCGATTTATACGTCTTTCCACACCTCAAACAGACCAGCCTATCTTTAGAAAAGTACGCCTCAACCTCTTCCGGTGTTTTCATTTTGACCTCGAGCGGATAGCCAGGCATTACCTTTCTTTTTTGCGCCCTTCTCCATTCTTTTGTGCTCATAACTCCCTCCCGCAATCAAAAAACCCACCCCAACCATAAGCCAGAGCGGGCCTCCTGTCTAATACCGTTTAGTTCTAAACCCTACACCCAATATACCAACCAACCGGCGGCACTTCCTCGGTGATGGGGTCAACCATGATGATTTGGTAGGTGGTGCCGTTTACTTTCATCTTGCCTGACAGCGTTGGCGTAGTACCGAATTCTGGCAGCATAAGCATAAGGTCGCTCGCCTGAATATACCCGCTTTCGATATAGGTGTTCTTGCGCTGGCCGGATACCTTGATGCCGCTCACTGAATGCCCTGCCCCTGGCGTGATTACAGGGTCATAGCTCGGGCCGCTTGTAGTGTCAGGCTCCTGATAGACCATAGTGCCTTGGCCGTAGTTGGTCAGCAGCGTGTTAGCCGTTGTGCGTAGGCGGTCGTATAGCTCGGCCATCGTTACCACTCCATGCCATTAGCGATAATGTCAGCCTTCAACATTTCGGTAGCGCCTAGCAACCCCAAGATTGGCGTATTGCCGCGCTCCCAATAGGTCATAAACTCACCCTGCGTGTTGATAGTTGCCACAGCGGCGGCTTGAACTTCTCCGCGCTTTGCCTGTTCAAGCAACTCTGTCAGCTCACCTATTAGGTCAAGGTTTGGCTCTGGGTGTAGGGTTCTTATTTCAGCCACGGCGCACATCAAACCGAAACCCTCCACCGCTGGCCAGATAATTACGAAGCAACGCCGTCAGCTTGGGGTAAAGCGTAGTTTGATTGCCCTTGTCGCTGTACTGAACCGATACCTCGCCTACGCGCTCGGCAGTCACGCGAGGCGCTACACTACCTAGCAAGTCTGCGCCAGTGTCGCAAATTAACGCAGCGGCCATCTGGGCCTGCTTGATGGCGTCAGGGACAGCCGTATCATCCAGTTCTGCGCCGTTCAGATAAACGCCTGAGCGCGGCCATTCTAGCGCCTGAGATGGATCTGTCTTGCTGCCCTTAAACGCCCGCGTCTCAATATAGTCCATTGCTTGAATTAACAGAACGGACAAATCAGCCGCCGCAATCGTAATGCCCCGATCATCGGCGTATGTCTGCAACTCCGCTTCCGTAACGTAACTGTTTGTGCCTACTGTGATGGTTGCCATGCGCCACCTATAAAAAAGCCCTCCGTAGAGGGCTCTGGTTTACTCGTCGCCCTGATCTTTGGCGGGCCTTCCACGCTTGGGCGCTTCGGGCTCAACCCCTCGGGCTCGCTTCAACACTTCAATCAGGTCTTTGTCCTCGGTCTCGAAACTGCCATCCTTGGCAGTCACGATTCGACCTTTGAAGACAACCTGCTTACCTTGCGGTGCAGTGAACTTCATTGGTCACTCCCTTAGCCGGTGATGCCGTACAGGCGGCCCATGTGGGTCTGGCTCTGGCGTACTTCCATCGCAAAGTCACCGATGATACGAGTACGCTGACCGTCCTGACCGTTCTGGGTGGCGTCTACGGTGCGCCATGCTCCGGAGTCAGCCGCGTTGCCAGCCGCCATCGGAATGATGTTGATCTTGCCGGAATCGTAGATCACCAGTTCGTCGTCAGACAGGTTGGTGTCGATTACGATCTGGTTCACGTTACCAACCAGCGGCAGGTCAGTCGGCAGACGCAGGATTGAACCCTCGTCAGCAGTCCAGTTGGCCAGACGGTCAGAGCTGTAGTTCGCGCTCACCAGAGCGTTCAGCTTGCGGGCCAGCGGGATACCTACGGCAATGGTGTTGGCCATGCCGCCACGGGACACGATCTCGGCGTTAATCGCGTTGATCTTGTCCAGATCCAGAGCGCCAGCTGCGTCAGTGTTGATTGCGCCAGACTGGCCAAGGAAATACCGCAGGCCGCCAGTGTAGGTCACAGTGTCGCCGCCGATGGTGGCGGTTGCCTTGCGGCCACGAACCAGAGCGCGATCCATCTGAATGGTCAGTTGGCGAATACGCTCGGAAACCTGGAAGGCCAGATCATTGGTGCTACCGAACTGGATGGTAGCCAAGGCGCGACGGCTGAACTCAACGGCGGTGTCCATGGTCTGGAAGAAGTTTTCAACCGGATCAGGCTGGAAAATGCCATCGTTCTGAGCCAGTGAGTTTTCTTCACGACCTACGGAGTCGATGGTCAGCACGTCACCGATTGCGATAGTCGCAGCAGTGGAGCCGCCAAAACCACGGACGACTGTGAGGTCATTGCCGGACACCGCAGTTACCAGAACCACTTCCTCAGAGCCTTCCGGGCTCAGGGTCATGCCGGCGCGGAACTTGGAGCCGTCTTCTACGCTGATGGTAGTAGCGGCTGCCAAAGCCTCGGCAGTGGTCGGTGAACTGGTAGCGTCAACGCGCATATCCAGCCATGACATCTTGTAGCCGTCATACGGCACGCGAGCGCCGCCCATGCCAACAGTGGCAAGAATGCCGGTGCGGTTGGAGCGTGCGATTTCAAACGCTTCGTTGATTACCTTGTCATTCAGCAGGGCTGAAAGATCCGGAGAGAGTACAGGCATTGTTTAAATCCTCATGTATTAAACTGGGCTTGCAAAAAGCCGGTTAAATCGCCTTTCGCTTTCGCGTCTTGGCCTTTAGTGGTATTTGCAGCACCGCTGCCGTTCGCTCCGGTGGCACCGCCTCCGGTCATTCCTGAACCGTCCACAAGTGACGGATATTCTTCTCTAATATACTTGACAAACCGCGACTTGTCTATGGTAACGCCATCTACTTGGTACTGAGTGCCGTCATCCGAGACTTGCACATGATCGCGTACCAGTTTTTTCAGCGCCTTTTGACGCTTGGCGTCGGAAGTCAACTCAGAGACAAGGTTGACGGTTTCGGTATCGCGAGTCATTTCCCGCGCCCTTTCGTCCCGCTCCTCAATCTCTTTCATGCGTTCTTGCAGTTCAGCTTCAAGCCTATCAGCACGCTCTTTCTCAGTTTCCCAGAGCTTCTGGTGGTTGCCTTCTTCTTCGGCCTTCTTGCGTTCCGCTTCCTGGCGTTCGCGCTCTACCTCTTTGGCTTTGCGCTCTGCCTCTTTACGATGCTTTTCAGCCTCGGCTTGCTTGGCCTTGTAACGCTCAAGCTCTGCCCGCAGCTCCGCTACTTCCGAGTTTTCCTCGGTGGTTTTGGTCTCGCTTTCTTCGGTTGCGATTTCCTGTTCTTCGACTTGCGCCTTTTCTGCTTCGCTCATGGTTCACTCCCGGTCACTGACCGTCTTGGTTAAGTCCAGCACTGCTGAACGGTTCGTCAAACATTTCATTTGCCACATCGGCGGCTATTGCCTCTGGGGTTCGACCTTCCTCAAGCTCGATACGACCAGTCTTGATCATGTGAATAACGTCTCGGGTTGCCAGCGCATTACCTTGCCGTGCTGCCATGATTGCGGTCAAGGCTTGCGGATCAAGGCCGGATTCCCAGAAACTGGAGTTAAGCTGATACTCGATAGTGTCGGGCTCAATACCCGCAAACCGCGCCATGGTCTCAAGGCTCGCTTCAATGCCTTCGCTGGCATTACCCACAACCGTCTCCAGTACGGAAGCCTCAGCACTTGCGTTAATCCGTGCGGCCTCTGCCGTCTCAGTCTGTCCGCCCCGCTGCACCAGAGATGCGCCCATCTGGGCCATCTGGGCAGTTTTGCTATCAACCAGCGTCATGCTCAAGTTGTCAGACTGAGCCTGCATGATTTCAGCTTTACCGCGAACTGTCGTGATACCATGGCGCGAACCAAATGATACGCCGTTCGGGTTCTGTTCGTTCCACGTTTCCGCATTCGTGTCGCCAATATCAATATGCAGCATCGGCTGTGCAATGACGAATCCAGCTTCCTCAAGGTCTGCAATATTTCGGTATTGGGCGATTTCGATTTCCGCCAAGTTATACAGCGGCGGCATATCTACATCTGGGAGGTTATTTTCCGCACCAACGATCTGCAAAGGGATATAGTCTAGCGTCTGGCGTCCGGCTGTTCTGGGCACCCATTCTTCCGATCTGGCGCTGGCGTCGATGTTGTAGAGCTGCTGAGTGTAGATGCCATCTCTTAGGCGCAACACACGATAAACAACGTCCTTATCATGGCCGAACTCGTCAGCTCGCTTGTCAATCAGCTCAACCAACACAGCCATAGTCAGCTTTTGTTTTCCCTTGACGCCCTCAAATCGCCAGTTAATCAGATTAGGCGCTGGATAGGCAGCGAGCGTCGGCCTAAGATCCATGGCCTGCTCTTCTTCTGCGCTAGCATTCTCAGGCATCTGAGGCGCGTCAACCAGTAGCGCATAACGGCCAGTCTCAAGCAGCCGCTTCATCATCGCTTTTGCCACTTGCTCAAGCGATTGACCTGCGCCGTCGATATTCTCTAGCCATGGCTCCATTTGAGCCGGAACATTAACCGTAGGCGGGCGACGGAATACCATGCCAACCAAGCTATCTCTGGTACGGCCAGTGACGCCCTGAACATAGGCGCGCTCTTTGTAACGAGCATAACGCTCCGGGAACTCGTCGGCAAACTCGGCGGGCAGCAGGTCTTTTTCCTTCTTCACCCAATGCGTACCCTTGGAAACGACCGTTGTTCGCTTCCAGATTGGCTCAAACTCGGTATAGTCTGGGTGATTCGTGTTAACCGGCATATTCCGCACCGTTATCTGTTTTCAGTATGATAGCAGGTTTTGCTATATGGGCAAAGTCAGTTCATTTTAATCTTGACAGTTGGCATCACCGGAGTAAGCGTCAGATGCTCAACCGAATATCTAAGAGCGTCGATGAAGTGGTTGAAGTCGTCAACCGGCTTGTTCGTGGTTTTGCCGTCCTTGTCCACTGCCCAGCTGTAGTTATTGAATTCAGTCATAAACTCTACCAGATGAGCGTTAACAATGATTTCGTACTCAAGCAGGAAATCAATGCCAGCATTCACCGAATCTCTACCCTTGAGCGCGCCCTTTATCTTAACGTCCTTGCCAGCAATATAGTCGATTGATTTAGGCTCGGAGCTGTCTGCGATTGTCTTACGCTTGTGCGCTCTCATTTCCTTTATGGCTGCGGCTATCTCGGCGTTTTGCATTCCCTTCTGGTAAAAGCCGTCATAAACATATATTCGCTTGTTTGCCTTATCCACGTATGACTGGTGAAAGGCCGTCGGGTCGTTGGTGTAACCAAAGTCAAGCCCCTGGACACACTCAAGCCCTGCAATCTCATCCTCTCGGATCAGTCTTTGCTTGTAGTTGCTGAAAACAAGCCCTTCAGCCGTGCCCCAATTACCCAGCGCGTAGATGTTGTAATACCTGGGGTTCGTCTTTTTCTTGTTCTCCATGACCATCTTGTACTCGTCATCGATAAACGAGTTATCAAGAAACGTGGTATGGAGGGTGAACACGCCATCAATGGGATCGTCGAAAAATACCTTCTTGATCCAATGCTGTTCACTGATCGGGTTAAAGGTTAGCGTGATTTGCTTCTTGTACTTGGTCTGGCCACGCAGACGAAGGTCAAGCTGCTCAAAGTCCTCTTGCGTGAACTCTGTCGCTTCCTCCATCCATATACCAGTTACACCCTCGATAGACTTCAGCTTTTCCGGGTCATCCATTCCCGTAAACATCAACTGTGAGCCATTTGGCTTGTAAGTTATCGTGAGGTCAGTGTTGTTAATGTCGAACTCATCGTAAAGCCCCCACTTTGACACCAAAGACTTGAACAGGGTAAACACTGAACGCTTCAGCGTGCGGTTTACCTTACGGGCAACCAGAAACCTGTGCTGTACGTCGCTTTCTTTGAGAATGCGGTACAGGTATTTGCGGGCAACAATGTGCGACTTACCAGAGCCAGCGCCGCCCCATAGAACTTGGTAGCGGCTCTGATCTGTGAAGGCTGGCACGAAAGCAGGGGAGTTATCCTTAACGTGCTTTCTGAATAACGCGAGGTTTACCATTCATGTGAGCCGTCATCTACTACGCGGTGATTGTGCTCGATTGTCTGCTTATCCCAGCCAAACATCTTGTTCAGCTCCTTGTAGGCATTCAGAGCCACCGTCTGGTTCTCGGGATTACGGATAATCTCTTTAATGCCGTTTACAGAGTCGTCAAACTCCCATTCCGCGTCTTGGCTTTTCATATCGCGCAGCCGCTGAATCTCAGCCTGCACTCGCTCTTTACGAACGAGGTGGCTGGCCTCCGCTGGAGCGGTAGCCTTAGAGGCACCGAACGCCTCCATGTACGCCTTGTACTGAGGCAGGCGGTCGTATACCAGCAGTCGGCAGAACTCGGATTCTTTTTCGGTTAGTTTTACGTCGTAGCTCATGATATTGACAACGGTTAGTTTGTGGTGTTGTCAGTATATCACGGAGCGCGGACAAAAAAAGCCTGCTTTGGTAGCGGGCAAGGAGAGAGAGGAGGCTATACCGGCCTGCCTGCGGTGTGGGATTAGATGTCTACGGTGTCAGTCGGCTTTCAAGTTGTCACTTTCATGGCTTTCTCCTGTGTTGGGAGTGTGGTGGCCGGTGCTAATCGGCGAAGCCGTCCCCGTTTGGCGCGTATGCGCTACTAGGTTTTATTCACCACACTGAATAGGGCTCTGGCGGGTCGCTCATCTCCGCTGTCTGCATTCCGTCAGAACATGACTCTGACTGCTCTCAAAACCCTAATCAGTGCCCGCTACTTAACCGTGTAACGGGGTGCGTACTACATAACGCCTCGCGGCGTGGACATGCAATTGTCATGGGTGACTATATCAGAACTTAATCGCACCCGTAAAGCCAATGAACACCGGAGTTACGACAACGGACGGATGGTAATGCTCGAAACCCGTGTAATCGAACTGAACGGCAGCCATACCGCACACGTCCCGCCCCGTATCGCTCCACCCCTTAGAGCATGACCTGTAACCGTATGTGGCCGCCCCTATGACGCTTGTTTCGACGTTCGGCACCGGTAGGTCAAATTTCGGCAAGCGCCACTTGTAGCCAGCCAGAAAGCTGTCCTCGTCGTAGCTGTTGTTGAAGTAGCCAGCGATAAAGCCGTTATGCTCGCCCATGACCAGCTTGTGCCGCTCGTTGTAGTCCTCGCTGCTGAAGTGTTGCGTGACGGCTCCCAAGTACAGGCGCGTCTCAGCCCTCGCATTGCTCCCCCAAACCGCCAAGGCTAGTACGACTATGGCGGCTAGGTAGTAGATGTGGTCGGTTTTCATGCTCTAGCCCTCCACTCCTCAACCGCCAGCTTAGCCTCCGCCACCGTTATGCAATGCCGGAACGCCTCTAGCCAGTTCCTGGCGTCGTAGAAAAAGCCGTCAATCGGAACCTCAACCGACACGCTGGCAATACCACGAGTGGCAATTAGGTGGTGGTTTTTGGCGTGCCATTGGGTTTTCATATCAAAGCCTCTCAGTTGTTGCAATCCAAGGCAAAACCTTATAACCGATCAACAGACAAAGTGGAGCATGAAATATAATGCCCGCAGTGCCAATCATCTCGTCTAACGCAAAACCGGCAGCTACCGCAAAAACAACCATTGAAAGCGCGCACACGTAGCGGTTCATCTCACTTCTCCGTCAGGTTGTTGTCTTTCATCCATTTCAGGATGGCGTCGGCTTGCCCGTGCGTGCTGTAGCCTGTGTCTTCAAGAATACTCAGCAACTCCTCCCGCATCCGCTGTCCTGGGGTTTGGATTGGGCGGAAATTTTCAGAGTTATGCCGATACTCAGTCCGCTCAGCTCCATTGTCGTCGGTAAACACAATCACCTGCCTTCCAATGTAGTCAACCTTAGCTCTACCCCATTGCCCGCTTACATATCGAAACTCAAACTCACACCCCACAGGCGGCAACCCATCCACCCACTCGGTTTTGGTGGGGCGTGGAATACACTTTTCGCACGGGATTTGATCTTTATGAAACCCGTCATGCCCTGCCATGCTGGCAATTTTGGGACACCAGTACGTCGAGTCGTACGGCGCTTCACTCCAATCAATCTCACTCATTCCAATTCTCCGTCTAATTGGGCTAGGAGGGTGCGGGCGTTTGCATCCACTATCGGATGGTTTGGATCTTTGAGCAGCATCCGCAAAGCCTCCACCAGTTTGGTGTGGTACGTAGCGGCCTGAACAACAAACTCAGCATTGGCCCGCGCCTTTTGCGCCCCGATGCCGGGATCATCGTTGCATCCGTAGCAAACGATAAACCCGTTCCAGCGGACGTACCCGATGTCCTCGTCGCCCATGGGCGCGTCAATCTCCACGGCTTGCGGATCTCGTTGTGCCGGTATAGTCCAAGGCAACGCCGTATGCTTACTCATCCCTCTCCCTCCGTTGCTTCATCACCACCTGAACTAGTCGGCCGCACCGCATACAACGAACAGCCAACAGAAGGGCAGTTCTCGGTCTGTTTTCGCCACGTTCCTGGCTCCATAGGGTCATACACGCATTCGATGCACTTCGCGTTAACCTTGCCTCGAAAACCGGCCTTGCTGGCCTCTCTGTGAATCAATGTTTGCTTGTAGTCGCTCACTCCCCATCCTCCGTTGCTTGTAGTTGGTTTACCCCACCATTACGCCATAGGTTGGGGTGGGGTGTCTAAGAATGGTTTGTTATAAGGCTTAGCGTTTGTAATTCCGCCAATCTATACCGTTCTCAGAAAGCATTGTTTTAAGCTCGCCTATCCGCTTACGGTCGCATTTCTGGCGGCGCTCAAGGTGGCGAACCCTAACCAACAGGCGGTTTCGCTCTTTGCGGTATTTTTCTGCCTGATCAATGGCGTCTGAAGGAGTCATCTTGCGGCCTCAATTTTCATCTGCAATCCAGTAAACGCCGCCCGCTTCATGGCGCGGCCTAATGCTTCCTCGGCCTCCTGGCGGCTGCTGTATTCGGTCACATGGTCACCAGTTATCCGGAACTTAACGATTAGCCGCCACATACCATTTGACTCCTTGGTGGCACTCACAGGGCCACCGGTTTGCGCTGTACGTTGATGCCGCCAGCGATAAAGCATGATGCTTGCAGCTTGGCCTCGGTGTAGCTTTTGGCCCATGCTTTGCGCTTACCGCTTGTGAAAACCGGCTTGTTGCCTTTTAAGCCTGCGAAAAACTCTTTGGTGTCTTTGTTGATTACTGTGAACATTTTCTCTCTCCGGTTGCGTATCTCTATGGTTCCAATGTACCAACCCACCGAGCCCGCGTGAAATACTGTTTTTGCATAACCAGCCCGTTTTTATAACCACCCGCCCAAATGAGAATGATTGTTGTGTTGGGGTTTCTTAGGGTGATTTTGTATGTTTGTAACTTTTGGCCCCGCATCCTTGGTAACAGTGGTAACACCCCTAAAGGGGTGTGTTACCTAGTGTTACCGGCGGCTGGCCTTGCCCCTGTTACTGTTACCCATCATAGTTATCCACAGGCCACAAAAACTCTCAACCCCTTGTCCCGCAACTACTACAGCCGGTAACACTTCCATTTTGTTACCACCTGTTACCACCGTTACCTATCGCATATTTTTGGCTAAAATCAGGGTTCCTGAATCAATGGGGTCAATGATGGCAAAACCGTTCATTTTTTCGACAATATAGTTACTTTGTAACAGTCGATAGACGAGCCGTTTTGCCCCTGGCTTGACGTATTGTTTCGCCGTTGCCTCGGTTTTTGCGTGACCGGATTTGATCAAATAACGTTGCAAAGCTGCTGAACTGACGTACGGCATTCCGTCCGCTGTTTCAGCTCCAGAATCCCACCATGCCTTCTCAAGCAACCTACGATCCTCATGCGCCTTCTTGTCCACCTTAACTTTGGTGGACTGCTCAGCCGGAACCAGCACAGCAGATTTAACTTGCTCGCCATCTTCGTCGATCCAGTCCAGCTCATGACTCTGGATTTCAAACGCCATCGGCGCTATCAATTCCGAGTCCTTGGCCTTGCGCTGGATCAACTGAAGCGGCTCTGACTCACTGCCAGGCACCACGGAAAATTCCAGATCAAGTGCCCCTTTCCATGCCGAGCTGCCCCGCGCACGGTGCTGTGAATCCTCACTGACGCCCGTGTGGTGAACTAGAAGAACCGTTGTGTTGAACTCCTGCATGAGATAGCCGCACGCATCGATCATCGTTTTGGCGTCCTGTGCGCTGTTCTCGTCACCTGCAAGGAATCGGTGCAGGGTATCCACTACAATAGCCGCTGGCGGCTCTGGAAGCTGATTAATGGCATCTCTGACCTTGGCATACCCTTCCGGCGTATTTAGGTCGGTGCCAGCTTTAGACAACCACATATTAAGCTTGTCGGCCTTGTTGTGGCGCTTCCATGCGGCAAGGCGCGCCCGCATACCGGCATGGCCCTCACCGGCCAAATAGACCACGGGGCCGCTGTGGATCTTCTTGCCATTCCATTCCGGTTTGTTGGCCGCTATGTGGCAAACCTGATCAATCACCACAAACGTTTTACCGCCGCCCGATGGGCCGTGCACCATTATCAGGGCATTGCGTTGGATAACGCCTTTTATTAGCCATTGGATTGATACTGGCTGACTACAAAAGTCGTCGGCAGGGATCAGGTAATCATCTTGTGGCGGCATGATCAGGTTAATCAGATCGCCCCCGTCCTGGTAAAAGTCGTTAGCATCTTGGCCGGTGGTGGGCGGCAAGACTAACCGGCTATTGGTTGCATCGGCGGCTTGCTTTCCATACTTCTGACCCGTGCCGGATTCGTCGTTATCGGCCACGATGACCAGCGACGGGTTGAGCGTTTTGGCATATTTGGCGGCGGCTGGCATATTGTGGGCGCTGAAGGCGCATAAGGCGGGCAGCCCCGTTACTTGGTGAATAATAGCCGCATCGGCAAAGCCCTCACAGATAACCAGCGTTTTTTCTGATGGATCACCCACAATAAAGCACGCGCCAGACGTTGCCCCGCCTCCCTGGAACTTCTTACTGCCCTCGGCATCAATGTATTGCAGGCTGGACAGCTCACCATCCACGTACATCGGAACAATCAGGCGACCGTCACCCGTAACACGGATGCCATGCGCCTCGATACTCTTTCGTTTCAGATAAGGATGATCGTTGCTGGCTTCCGTGGCTCCGTTCCATATTGTTTCTGAGGTATCGGCGGCTACCTCTCGACGCTTGGCCTGCTCTTCCTGTTGCTGCTTTCTGGCCTCGGCAATCCGGCGTTTGTGAGCCATCTCTTCCTGAATGGTTAAGTCACGGCCAATATCCGCCCGCCAAGTCTGATTGGTGCCGTCTTTCCAGTTACCGAAAGCTCCGGCTGGAACCTTGTCTGGATAGATAACGTACCAGCCTGAGTCGTCCTTTTTTTTGCCGGTGACGCTGAAACGGTGAATCTTGCCGTCCATGTGGATCTGCTCAGGGGCAAGCATTCCGGCGATTTCCATTGCCTGTCTGAGCTGTTGTTCTGGCGGCTCTTTGTGGTCTGGTCTAGGCGGGCGGAAGCCGTCTGGGAACAGGTTTGTTATGTCGGCCATCAATCTAGCTCCGTGCTTCTGTTTGCATGAAAAAGATGGTCAGGAAGACATGGAAAACCGTCATCCTGAGCCACAGCGACAACCTTTGCAAGAATCCACTCGGAGTTAGGGTATCTCTCGTTTAGCGAGGTTAGCGCCATGTCCGCCATACCGTAATCGAAATACCAGCCATCCATTAAGCCGGTGGTCATGCTGATAATTAGGTATCTTTCCATTACAGGGACTCCAGATAATCACTGATTGCTTTCATGGTGTTGTAGGTAGGGTTAACGTCCTTGCCTGAAGCTATGGCCCTTATGGTGTTATATGAGACGCGACTCTCTCGGCTCACCTCAAATAGGTTCTTGTCTGATAGCATCTTTCTGATTTCTTCCAAAGATTTCACGCATTTTCTCCTGTTTTTGCCAATCCAGTGTTGACAATAGTATAGCGCATTGGATAAAGTTACAACTGTCGCAGCAACCTGAAACCTTCAAACCGCTGCAAAATGGAGAATCAATATGGCTATACAGTTGAAGTCCACCAAGGGCTTGCACGCCAACGGCGTAAAAATCTTGGTATATGGCATGAGTGGTGCCGGTAAAACCTCGCTGATTCCGACTCTGCCGGAGCCAATCGTTTTGTCTGCCGAAGGCGGCTTACTTTCTATTGCCGATGCGGACGTTCCGTTTATCGAAATTGGCGATATGAACACGCTTATGGATGCGTATTCCTTTGTGACGGAATCGGCTGAAGCTGGTCAGTTTCAAAGCATTGCGCTTGATTCTATCAGTGAAATTGCCGAAGTTGTTTTGAATGCCGAAAAGAAAAAGACGAAAGACCCACGTCAGGCTTATGGGGAGCTAATGACGCAGATGCAGGACTTGATTCGCGCATTCCGTGATATCAATGGAAAGCACGTTTATTTCACCGCCAAGTGTGAGAAATCGCAAGACGAACAGGGCCGAATTCTATACGCACCTTCTATGCCCGGCGCAAAGCTAGGGCAGCAGCTCCCATATTTCTTTGACGAGGTGTTTGCACTCCGAGTCGAGAAAGGAGAGGACGGCAAAAACGTTCGGGCCTTGCAGTGCGACACGGATGGCCTCTGGAGCGCCAAAGACCGATCCGGCAAGCTGGAGCCTTGGGAGCTGCCAGACCTTGGGGAGATTATCAAGAAAATTGGGGGTGAGGCATGACACTCTATGACCAATGGCTACAAGCCAAAGAGGCAGAGCGTCAGGCTGTCGAGGCACGGCGCGTCATTGAAGATGAGCTGGTAAAGTCATTCCAGATTGACGATACCAAAGACGGCTCAAAAACCTACAAGCCGGACGGCTACAAAGTGAAGGTAACGACGCGCCTGAGCCGCCGCGTGGATGCCGATGCTTTGATTGACCTGGCTGCACAGGCTGGAATCGACAACGACCACCTGCAAGCTCTTTTCCGCTGGAAGCCTGAGCTTAACCTGAAAGAGTGGCAGAGCGCCGCCCCTGAAATCACCGGGCCACTGGCTCCGGCTATCACAACCAAACCAGGACGCCCGTCCTTTTCAATTGAACGAGTGGAGAAATAATCATGGCTAACCTTGGCGAATCATTTAACGTAAACGAACTGCCGGAAGATCAGGGCGGATTCGATCCAATCCCTGCCGGTGACTATCACCTGAAAGTGACTGACAGCTCACTGGAAGACACCAAAGCCGGTACTGGTCAGTACATCAAAGTGCGTTGCGACGTAATGGGGCCATCCCATCAAGGTCGAGTACTGTTCACCAATATCAATATCCGTAACCCCAATCCGAAGGCGGAGGAAATCGGACGGCAGCAGCTTGGTTCTTTGCTCCGGGCTATTGGCCTCGCCTCGCTGACTGACACCGATCAGCTTATCGGTGGTGAGTTTAGCGGAAAGGTGACCGTGAAAAACGATCCGACTTATGGCCCCGGCAACGAAATCAAGGGCTTCAAGGCCATTGGCGGCTCACCGGCTCCGAGTGTTGCGCAGTCTGCACCGGCGCAAAATTCCGCTCCGGCTGGCGGTGCAACTCCGCCTTGGGTTAAAAAGTAATTCACTGAATGGGGCGGTTCGCCGCCCCTTTGGAGTTTTTATGAGAATGGTTCACTTACATGAAATAGAGGATCAAAACAACTTCGCCAGAAGGGCTGCAAGTCATTTTAGAGAAAATGAAAATCACTGGTCATACACTGATGGCGATATTAAAGAAGGCGCTCTCTTCGCCCTTAGATTTGGCATGGCTAGAGATTGCGTTTTAATTTTTGAGATTGGCAGCGAGCCAATTAACTATCAGAATATTATTGGTGATTGACATGGCGGAGATACCAGATCCTTTAAGCACGCTGCCCGCCCTAATCGACAAAGCCCACGAAGCTAAGGCGGAGTCACCAAGGCCACACTTGGGAGCTAGCCAAATCGGTCACCCATGCCGCCGTTGGCTCTGGTTGTCATTCCGCTGGGCCATAAAGCCACAATTTCCAGGCCGGATTCTGCGCTTGTTCCGCCGTGGCCACCATGAGGAAAACTGGATTGTCGAGGATTTAAGGCTGGCTGGCGTAAAGATCCATCCGCTTGACCCTGAGACGGGTAGGCAGTGGTTTTTTAAGGATGGGCACTTTGGCGGCTCACTGGATGGCATTATTGAATCCGGCGTACCGGAAGCACCAGAAAAGCCGCATGTGTTTGAGGCGAAAACGCATAGCCTTAAATCCTTTGACCACCTCAAAAAGAACGGCGTGGAGAAATCAAAGCCTGTTCATTATTCACAGATGCAGGTGTATATGGAGGCCAAAGGCATTGATAGGGCACTGTACTATGCAGTCTGTAAGGATAATGACGAAATCTATACCGAGCGCGTCCGGCTAAAAAAAACCGAGGCCAAAAAGCTAAACGACAAGGCGCAAGAAATCATAGCTTCAGATCGAATGCCGGAACCCTTGAACGCCGATCCAACGTGGTATCAATGCCGTTACTGTGATGCCCATGATTTCTGCCACAACCACCACACCACCAAAGAGGTGAATTGCCGAACCTGCGCCCATTCCACCGCGCTCAGAGATGGCACCTGGCACTGCAACCGATGGGATAGCGAAATACCAGCCGTCGAGTTCCAGAGGGCCGGATGTGACGATCATGTGATTCACCCTGACCTTGTGCCGTGGAAATTTAAAGGCGGTGATGAGGTTTCTGCCATCTATGAGATTGAGGGCCAGGATGTGCAGGTTGGTTGTGGTGGCGTGCTGTCTAGGGATTTGTTGCATCCTGATTCTAATGTGGCTGAAATTGTTAGGAGATTCGGAGGCAAAGTGTGCTAAGAGACTACCAACAAAGAAGTATTGATCAGCTTTACGAATGGTTTAACTCCAACGACACCGGCAACCCGTGCGTGGTGCTTCCGACCGGCGCAGGGAAATCTCACATTGTGGCGGCGCTGTGCAAGGATGCCGTGCAGAATTGGCCATCCACCAGAATTTTGATGCTGACTCATGTTAAGGAGCTGCTAGAGCAAAACGCCGAGAAGATGCTACAGCACTGGCCCAATGCCCCGCTTGGCATTTACTCGGCTGGCATGGGGCGGCGGGAGCTTGGCGAGGCCATTACCTTCGCTGGTATTCAGTCAGTGCGAAACAAGGGCGAACTGATAGGGCATATCGACCTGATCATCATTGACGAGTGCCATCTTATTAACCATAAGGCTGAGGGCGGTTATCGTGAATTGATTGCCAAGCTGTCGGAAATCAATCCAGCCATCCGCATTATTGGCCTAACAGCTACCCCTTGGCGATTAGGTCATGGTCGCATAGATGAAGGTGACGCGCTATTCGATAGCCTGATCGAACCGGTAACAATCGAAGAATTGATCCATAAAGGCTTTCTGGCCCCGCTCCGGTCTAAGTTCATGGATAACGAAATGGACGTTAGCCAGGTTAAAAAGCGGGGCGGTGAGTTTATCGCCGGTCAATTGGAAAAGGCCGTTGACACCGATGAGCAAACAAAGGCCATCATTGCCGAAACAGTGCAGCGCGCCAGTCATTGCCAATCGGTTCTTGTGTTTTCGTCTGGCGTGGATCATGCGAATCACTTGGCTGATGCGTTTAACGCCATTGGCTGGCCTGCGGCAGCTGTGACCGGAGGAACCGGAAAACAGAGAAGGGCCGAACTGATCCAGCGGTTCAAAGACAAGGATTTTAGGGTGCTGACCAATGCTGAAGTTCTGACAACCGGCTTTGATGCACCCGATACGGATTGCGTCGTTATGGCCCGCCCCACTATGTCACCCGTGCTGTATGTGCAGATTGCAGGGCGCGGTATGCGACTGAAAAGCCACACGGATCACTGCCTTGTATTGGACTTCGCCGGGAACGTTCGCAGGCATGGCCCTATCACTGCCGTACAGCCGCCAAAATCAAAAGGCAATGGCACTGGTGAGGCTCCAGTAAAAGCCTGTCCTGAGTGTGGTGAAGCCGTACACATGGCAGCTAAACAATGCACTGATTGTGGCTACCTGTGGCCTCTGGAAGAGGTCAAAAAAGAATGGAAGCTGTACCAGGATGACATTATGGGCCTGACTCCGCTAGAGATGCAGGTGACGGACTGGGAGTGGCGAGTACAGACTAGCCGTAGAAGTGGCCAAGAAATGATTGTCGTCACGTATTATCACGGTTTCACAAATGCCGTGAAAGAATACTTGACCGTTGAACACGATGGCTATGCCGGGGCGAAAGGCGTGCAAAAGCTGGCAGACATTGCCACTGGATGCGGTGCTTTGCTCAAGGATTGCGAAACAATGGATGACATTTGCGAACGGATGAAGGAGCATAGTTGCCCCTCTACGATCAAGTATCGCAAGAAAGGAAAACTCAACGACATTGTAGCGAGGATTTGGGAATGACAAAGCCAGAACTACCGATTGAGGTTATTCAGTGGCGCGAAAGATTTAAAGCGGCTGCGCTGGATCGTCCTCCTAAGTGCTGCCACACGTGCGAGGACTACACTGAGGAAGGCTATTGCAGGCATTTCCAAATGGAGCCGCCTGCTGAGTTTGCTGCCAGCTTTGACCAGTGCCCTGAGTGGTTTGAGAAAATCCCGTTTTGAGGTGTGATATGGATAAGGTTCCGAGTGAGCATTATGAGCAAGTAAGATTCGTTGGCAAGTTTAAGATCCGTTGGCCTGATGTGCGCATCTTTGCCATTCCGAACGGCGGGCATAGGGGTAAGCTAACGGCCACAAAGATGAAAAATGAGGGTGTTAGTCGTGGTGTACCTGATCTTTACGTGCCAGCCTGGAAGATGTGGATTGAGATGAAGCGAGTAAAGGGTGGCACCGTTTCCGCAGATCAGAAGGACTGGCACGAATACTTAAAGGGTATTGGGGACAGTGTTTTGGTTTGCCGTGGATCAGATGAGGCTCTTGAGATGGTAGAGGGATTTGTAAAAAATATGGAATAACCACCACCCCTGATATGCCTATAAGTTCTTGGACGGTGTGGGGTTGGTGGTTTATGGTTTGGGTGGTTGGTTGATAAATATGGGGTGACCATGAACAAATACGTTGTTGTTTTGAAGCGAGCGATACCGGTCAGCGATTACAGCACTGACACTTTAACGGCAGTGTTCAATCATAAGGCGCCAATAGGCGAGGTCATGAAGTGGGCTGATCACGCTTGCCGTGGTAGCTGCAACTTAATATCAGTAGAGATCACTGAGCCGGAGGTTGTGGAAGATGACCGATAATAGAATTTATGATTTAGAGGTTAAGTGTAAAGACGGAACTTGGATGATCTGGGAGACAGTGGAGGGTTTAGATAATGCCAACAAGGAAATGTCCGCCGAAAGGTTGGCTATGTCGAGAGGCGAAATACCGCACGCCGAGATCCGCAAAATTAAGCGCCAGCAAGCGCCTGAGGTTGGGCAGAGAGTCTTTTTTAAGCCTAGGCAACCTGACGAATTTCAGAGGTTCTCACACTCAATGGAGGCGGTTGGAGAAGTTACTGGCGTTGGCAGAGATTCCGGCGGCGTTTTTATTAGAGTCAAAGCAGATCATTTGCCTGAAGAGGCTATTCGTATGAAAGACTTTTACAAAAAGGGAGTTAGGGAATGCCAAGCGCCGATTTTCCAGCCAAAAAAATAAATGACGATTTCGCCCTGCATGTTTGCCGGAACCCTTACGGCTGGGACGAAGAAACGATCCGAAAATGCAGGCTTTATGTATGCGAAATGATGGAGCGATATAAGGAGGCTGCTATCAACTACAGAGAGTTCGCCGAAGAAAATGGCTTGAATACGATGATATGGGGTTAACCACCCCAGCACCACTTAATTTATGGAGGGAGTTATGTTTACGGATGGCGAGTGGGTAAAAGCAACAGGCATCGGTTATTGCTGCATTCGAACCGGATCAATGGGTGATAAAACTGGCAAAGTCATTGCTGACATGCGGATTGTTGACGGATATTACAATACATTCGACGCATCGGTCATGTGTGCGGCAAAAGCTATGTATGAATTTTTGGGGGCAAAGCTGCATCACTTGCCGGTAGAGGATCAGCGTGCTGCTAGTGAGATTTTGAAAAAGGCGAGAGGCGAGCAATGACCTGCAAAAAAGATAGCTTTATAAGGCGCGGTATGACATGTCCGTTTTGCTTTGGCAATCAAGAATCAGGCTGCCTAGCCGGAAT